TTATAGACAAGGTTTAAAAGGTAAAGAAATGGAAAAATATATACAACATAAGATAGAAAAAGTTTTTGATATTGTAGAAAAACATAAATTTAGTACAGATAAAAAGAACAAAGATATTTTAGAAGCATATTTAAGAGGTATAGATTTTGCACAAGATAAGACTTTTACTTCACAAATAGGTGGTAATGGTATTACAAATATCGGTGGTGGAAATTTTACCAATAACGTTGCAAGAGCAATGAAACATCCAATAATGAAACCTATAGCACCTTTTGTTACTACACCAATAAATATAGGTAAGAGTGTTCTTAGAAGGACTCCTGGTGTTGTTGTACCAGGTCAGCCACAAATGAACCGTACTATAGGAAGAATAATGGCTGAACATAATGACAGATTAATTAGTCCTGATATGGCTACAAGAATGAGAGCTAATGGTGAAAGTATTACAGGTGGATTATTAATAGGATCTTTTGTTAGTTTAGCAATGGCAGCAAACAATCCAGAAGCACCTATAGCACTTATAGGAGGTGGCACTACATTTAATCCTGATAAACGTAGGCAGAACCAATATGGCTTTAAAGAATTACCTTATAGTATTAGATTTTTAAAACGTACAAATGGTGTGTTTGGTGAAGTGGTAAGAAATGAAGATGGTTCACCACAATATACATATATAGATTTTATTTCTAGGTTAGAACCAGTAGCATCATTACTTATGATTTCTGCCGACTTTGCAAATATAAGTAAGTTTCAAGATGAAGAAGATGATAAAAATTTAGCAGCAGTTTATCGTGTTTTAGTAGGTAATAATTTAAGTAATAAATACTTTATACAAAGTGTTGGAAATTTATTTGAATTAATGAATAATCCAGGAAGATTAGAATCATGGTTACGACAACCAGCAAATTATGTAGCAGCGATTAAAGCTTATCCTATAGGTCTTAGAAAGAGTTTACGTAGAGCTAGAGGTGAAGATTGGACATCTACATTAGGTCAAGTATATGAGAATGGTAAATTTATTGGTAAAGGTATGGGTATAGAAAAAGGTGAATTAGATCCACAAGAAATAAGTAAAGTAGATGCTGGTAATTATGAAGAAGATTTTTATATGTTTAAAGGTAATGATTTAGGAAGTTTAAAGACAAAACGTAAACCATTTTTAATGAACTCAATCGACATATTTCTTACTATGGTTAATCATACTGTTAATAACGATTTAGCACCTAGATTAGATCCTTTAACTGGTTTACCTTTTGAAAATTTTGGAACGATACCTTTTGTTGGTGGTGTTAGATATAGTCAAAGTAGTTCAGATCCTAATCAAATATTATTAAAGAAATACGATTTAAAATTAGTACCTGTATCAGATGTTTTAAGTGAGAATAGTAGTACGGTTGTAAGTAATGTAAATTTAAAAAATAAAGAATTACATACATTACAGAATTTAACTGCAAGTATTAAGATAGATACACCCTTTGGGAATAATTTACAATTTAACCAGGCATTTTATAAATTACAGCAAACAGAAGAGTTTAAGTCTTTTATGAAAGCATTTAATACACCACAAGATGAGAGATTTCCTGATAATGAAGCATATGTAGAATTTCAAAATCAACAAAGAAGGTATATGAATAATATGATAAATCAACTATATAGAGCATATAAAGAACAGGCAGTAAATGTATTAATAGATAGAAAACGTGGACTTTTATCAGATGACTTTTATGATAGGGTTGAAGCTGGTAATAATCGTGAACGTATGCGTATTATGAACGAGCAATCAACCAACGCTAGTGTACAAAACATTAGTGGATTAGAAGATTTACTTAGGACTGTCTAATGGCTACTAATACAACAGCTACCTCACAAAATCATAATGGTACAGGTAGTCAAAACAACTTTGCCATAAGTTTTGCTTTCTTAGCCAATACTGAAGTTGATGTAACAGTCGGAGGTGTTCTTAAAACACTAGGTACTCACTATAATATTGTAGGATCTGAAGTACAATTTACTTCTGGTAATACCCCTCCAAGTGGTACAGGTAATGTTAAATTTACCAGGGATACAAATATCAGTACAAAGAAAGTAGATTTTAAAGATGGTAGTGTTTTAACTGAAATAGATTTAGACACCAATAGCGACCAAGTATTATTTGCACAACAAGAGATTACAGATAAATTAGCAGGGATAGAGGAGGGAGCAACCGCAGACCAGACAGATGCAGAGATAAGAACTGCTGTAGAAAATGCAAGTGATAGCAACGTGTTTACTGATGCAGATCATACAAAATTAAATAATATTGAAGATAATGCCACCCAAGACCAAACAGCGTCAGAAATAAAAACTCTTATAGCTAGTAGTCCTCTTGATGCTAGTCATCTTGCAGCCAACTCAGTGGACACAAGTGAACTTGCAGATAACGCTGTTTCAAATTCTAAATTAGCAGATGCAGAACTAAGAACTTTAGCTGGTATGCAAGCAGCTACAGCTTCTAAGTTAGCTGATAGTACAGCTTTGACCTCTGATATTGCTGATCTAAACCAGTTAGATGGCATGGCAAAGCAGACCACTATAACTGATGATGATACAAAGTTTCCTACATCTGGTGCTGTTGTAGATTTTGTAGCTGCACAGATAGCACCTATTGGTGGTCTTGAAGTTATAGCAAATGAAGATAGCTTTCCTACTACACAACCAGTATCAGGTGTGGTTGTTAGTATTTCAGATATAGAAGGTCTTATTGTTAATGGAAGTGGTGTTGCTACAAATGCAAGAACATCAGGCAACGGATCAGATAACGTAACTATTAATGGGTTTCCTTCTAGCTTGCAAGGTAAGACAATGGCTGCTGGTCTTGGTCTTATGGTTAGTTCTACAGGCTCTAGTCAAACTTATACTTACCATAAACTATTAGCAAAAGAAGAAGATGTAGAACAGCTAAGTAATGATATAAATGATTTTGCTGCTAGGTATCGAGTTACGGCTGGCGAACCAACTTCTAATAATGATGAAGGAGACTTAATTTACGATACAAATGCTGACAAGATGAAAGTCTTTGATAGTGCTACTAACGCATTTAAAGAAGTTACTTCTGTTGGTGATTATAAATTCCTATTTTTATGCCCTACTGGTGGTACTGGATCTCCCACAATTAATGGAAATATTGATACTTATGATCTTAGAGAAGGAAGCACTAGCGGTTCAGCAGCTACAGTTACAAATGCAGCACAATTAATAGTAAGTATTAATGGTGTAATACAAAAACCAAATACAGGCACTTCTGCACCTTCAGAAGGGTTTGCAATGGTTGATAGTAATACAATTATTTTTGGTAGTAACTTACCAACAGGATCTTCAATATTTATTATACAAATAGGTTCAGCAACTACTTTAAACGTACCAGCAGACAATTCAGTAAGTACAGCTAAATTACAAAGTGGATCAATAAATAACGCTAAAGTAGCTACTAACGCTGCTATAGATGTAACTAAACTTTCCTTTACACAAACTGGCACAAGTGCTGTTGCTAGAACTGTTGATAGCAGACTTAAAGAAGTAGTGTCGGTTACAGATTTTGGTGCAGTTGGTAATAGCAATATAGAGACTGGTGGTGGTACTGATGATACGGTTGCTATAAATTTAGCTATTACAGCAGCTAAAGCAGGTAATAAACAATTATATGCACCACCTAATAAAGTTTTTAGAATTACAAGTGCTATAGATTTAAAAGGTATTACTGATATTAATTTTGAAGGTAGAATTTTTGTTAATAATATTACTTCTGAACCTGCTGTTGTAATTGGTGGATTAGCTCAAGCAACTGGTGCTAAGATTTATTTTAGAGAAATACATGACGGTTCTAGCAGAATTGGATCATCACCGACTCATCCTTTACTTAGAATAAATGGTCTTAAAAATTCATTAGTTGAAATAGGAACTTGTAGATATATTCAAGTATATTCTAATAACGCAAGTGCTGACACAGGTAGTAATGGATATAATCAATTCAAATTAGGTCATTGCCATAAAGTTGAATTGAAAGGCGAAAATAATCTTTCTTGGATTAATGAAAATATTTTTTATGGTGGAAGAATACAAACTCTTTATATAGGTACAAGCACTACAGAGTATAAGCATAATAATAATATATTTATGATGCCTACATTAGAAGCTGCTATTGATGTAAATATACAAGCAGGTCATTCTAATATGTTTAGAGACGTTAGATTTGAATCTGCAAATACAGGTACAGTTGTATTTTCAAATTGTGCTTATCGTAATGTTATAAGTGTTTTGTATTCTGGTACAGGTACAGCACAAAATGCTATAGAAGATGCTATAGATCCTAGTAGAGTAACAGATGCAGGGTATGGAAATATTATTACCAGACATGACTTATATCTTTATAATCAACATATTCTTTTTTCTTTAGGAACGCAAACACCATTATTGATAAGTGGCACTCCTGGTGCTTCAGCAAGTAAAATTAGTTCTAATCAAAAAGGTTTATTTGAAACAAATGAATCAAGTGCTGCGGTTACGTCTAGCGGATCAAATGTTACAACTCCTGCATTAGGTGTTTTACCAGCTATAAGCGGTAGTACAAAAATGACTCATACTTTTAGAGATATTTATGGTTCAGATTATATTCCTGTAGAAGTAGGTGATTTATTTGGATTTGAGTGGGGAGTTAGTAATGGAATGATGAGATATACAGTAAAAATATTTGACGCAAATCAAAAGCCTATAACAGCAGCAGAAGGTACTGGCGGTGCTTATATAGGAGGAGCATTAACTTTTGATGCTACAAATGGACTTTATAAACTTTCAACTCATTTAGATGATTCTGATTCACTACCTACAGGTGTACACGTTTTTGATGTAAGAAGATCTGAAGTTAAATATGTTAGATGTTATGTTTTTAATAGTGCATTAGGAAATGTAGAACATTGCACAGGATATTTATATGAAAAACCTACAAGACAATCAAGAGTTATAGCATCATCTATAAGTCAAAATACTAATTTCTGTTTACCTTCTATACCTACTGGTGGATTTGTTAAACAAGGAACTATATGTATGAAAGATGATGGCACTGAAATATATATATGTAAATTTGAACACGAAACTAGTTTGACTGCTGATGAAGCAGGTGGATCAACTTCTATAACAGTAAGTAATATTAGTAGTGTGGCAAATGGAGATATTGTTGGTATAGCATTAGCTGACGGAACTACACATTGGGGTGCTGTTGCAAGCTTATCTTCAGCTACCTTTAATATTTCTGCATTACCAAGCTCACCTAATCCTATTGCTTTAGCAGGTGCTAGAGTTGTATTTAATAGATGGGCAACATTATCTTAATTATAATAAAATTAAGAACACATTTAAGAAATTATGGCATTAACAGAAGTAAAAATACTCCAATCAGGCACAGGAGCAATTCATAGAACCCTTAATGATACACTTTCAGAAATTTATTCTGTAAAAGATTTTGGTGCAAAAGGAGACAATTCAACAGATGATCGTGCTGCTATACAAGCTGCAATTACAGCAGCCCAAGCTACAGGTGGAACGGTATATATTCCAGAAGGAAAATATATTATAAACGGAGCAGCTAGTTCAGATGATTCTAGTCATGCTATTCATAAAAAAAATGGATTATTAATACCATTTAAAAGTGCAAACGGTACTGACAATCATATAAATATAATTGGTGCTGGTGCATCAACTGTATTAAAAGCTGGTGAAAATGATATGTATGTTATCAGGCTTTCTGATAGTCATTGTAGAGTCGAGAACCTAACTATTGATGGTAATAGTAAAACTGAAATTGTAGGTTTAGGAGTCGTCCCAGAATCTAGAACTCAAACATCTACAGTTGTTCATCAACTATATAATGTAATTAGTGATTTATATATAAAAGGCTGTCAATTTGGTGCTCTTTACGCTACAGGAGCAGATGTCAGTGGTGCTGATAGTGGTTGCTGGTATAATATGTTAAAAGATACTCATATACATAATTGTACCACTGGTATTCTTTTAGATAGCTCTACAAACTCAACATCCTCTGCTTCTGGTGTAAATCGTAATAAATTTCAAAATATTCGTATTGGTCATTCCAATTCCAATACTGGTGTAGAAATTAAAGATGGAGATACAAATACTTTTTTTGAGATAGATTTTGAGGGAGTAAATGATTTAACAAGTCCTAATTCTACACCTACAGCTATTAAAGTAGCTGCTACAGGTGCAAGTTCTGGAGGAGATAACAATCATAATACATTTATATCTTGTAAGTTTGAAAACTGTACAAGAGATGTAGATAATGCTAATGCAAGAACTGAATTTTATGCTTGTAATTATAAAGCTTCTAAGCTATCACTTACCCAAACACCTTTAGTAATGTTAGGTGGTAATGATACTTCTGAAGCTCCACAAGTATTTACAGGATATGTGTTTCAAGGTAACAATCAGATAGCAGGGCATAGTAATAATATCTCGTCATTTACTAATGGTATAAAAGCTAATCAAGCTTTACTTACTGGTACAGTATTAAACTCATATCACGAATTTGCTTCGTATGATTTTGGAACTATTGCTGCTGGTGCTAGTGAAACAGCAACTTTAGCCACACCTAGATCTAATAAACAAGTTTTTGTAGAAATTTTTTCAGTTGGTCGTGAAAATACTAATAGTGGTACATTTATTATGAAATCTCAAGGTCTATGTAACTGGGCGGGAACAACTGGACAAACAGTTGGTCATGGAGACTTTGCTGGTGATGAAAGTCTTGGCGTAGGAGATTACAGAAGTTTTTCTGGCGGTTCTCATGGTTTAGATTATGATGGTAATAACTTACGATTTACTATTACAAATAGTGGTAGTAGCACAATGCAAGAAGTTATTACTTTTGTCAAATACATTTGGAGTGATTAAATGGATTACAAAATAAACATAACTAATATAAAAACAGCTACTTTTCCTGATGATTTTCCTTTAGAAGATCAAAGTAAAGATAAATTAGAAAAAGTTGTAACTCTAATTGATTTTGATTATATCGGCACAGAAGATGGCAAAGAATATAAAATATCTTGTTGCAGAGGAATATCAAGTCCTGTAAAGGGTAGTTTTACAAACTATGATTCATTAACTGAGTCGCAAGTAGAAACTTGGCTAAAATCATATATAACTAATGTAGATTACAGAACTATGCAAAGAGATATAAAATCACAAGTTTCTGTACCTCCTACTATACCTTCTGTACCCTGGTAAAATAAGCAACCTTAATTACATTTCCATTTTTTAAGAGCTAACCCTTTTCTTGTTAGTTTACCGCCTTTACTGGTAGCACCTTTAACACCTTTCATCCTGGCACAAAAAGATTTACGTCTTTTAGCAGCTTTACTACCAGGTTTAACTTTTCCTGTTACTGGTGCTTTAAGATTGCTACCTGTTTCTCTATTAATTTTATCTCTACCTTTTTTAGTAAGACCACCAGTTTTACTCTTGTGTTCTTTACGTAGCCTTACAGATTTTGCCATTAGTTAGATATACCAAATACGTTACTTTCAGCTAATCTTCTTTGTACTTCATGTTGAAAAGCAATATCAGTTTTGTATCTAGGATCTCTCATAGCAGCTACTACTTCAGCATTAGATCTAAATACTTTTGTATTAGGACTAGAAGAAGTCTGACCACTAATTAACTTTGGTTCTACACCCATTGCATTTCTATATCTGGTAAACATTTTTTGTACAGCAAGAGTAACTTGTGGAATGTTTCTTTTTTCAGCATCTACAATTTTATCAAACTCTTGTAATTCTTCTTTAGGTATATTGCCATCCATCCATTGCAGCATTTCTAAATACTTTTCTTCACCACCTGCAATACCTACAATATCTTCATACTCAGGAAAAGAAGGATCAGCAGCAGGTTGTGTGCCCTCTCTTGGCTGCAAACCATTAAGATAGCTATCTATAAGGTTACGAGGTAAACCTGTTTGCTCTAGCTGCTTGTAGTGCTCTTCTGTAATAGTTCCGTTGTTTTCCTGGTAATGTTTATTAATAGCAAAAGGATCTATGTTGCTTTGTTCAAATAGTTCTCCTAATTTTTCTCCATACTGTTGTCTTGCAAGGTCATAATTTACAGAACCATCTTCTTGGTATTCAACTACTTCTTCTGCTAATGGTTCTTCTTTAGTCTTTGCAATATCACCTAGCTTACCTTCTAATTTTTTATAGCTTGCAGCTAGATCTTCTACACTATTAAACTTACCTAAGATCTTACCGTTCTCAGATACGTTATCGTCAGCATACTTCTGCAAGTCATCTTGTGACATTGGAGGAGTTTCGTTTGATTGTAAAGATGCTTTCATAATTTTTTAGTTCATAGTAATAGTATTACCATGAGCAGTAACTTTTTCAACTGGCTCGCTAGGTTCTGGTGTATCATTGACACCTAAACTACTTACAATAGCTTTTGCTTCTGTAGTTTCTTTAGACAGTTTGTTGTCCTTCTTCGGTGATTTGCTGGTTGGCATTTGGTGTTACCTCATTTTGTAATAGTTGTGCTTCTGCTTGATTTTTAGGATCAAGTAATTTATGACCCTGTAATGCAGATGGAGCTAAGTCCTTGAGTAGTTGTTGCTGTTGTTCAGCTTGCAACTCTTGGGCTATTTCTTCTTTTGATTTTATCAAATTTAAAGTTTCTATACCAACGCTATTAGCTAACCTAGTAATTGCTTCATCTATATTCATATATCTTCTCATCACATCTACACCTAATGCTTGAGATATTGTGCCTATAAATTCTATAAGTTTTTGTTTATCAGCATCCCTTCCTAAACCATTTATACCTGTAACAATTTTAGGTCGTACTAATTTATCAGGTAACTTAGGTGCTTTACCTGCCCTTATAAGTAGATGTAATTTTCTACGTAAATATTTTATTTGAAACTCACTACTTAATACAGAATAAATCCCTCCTAACGTAGCTTCTAAAGCATTACTCATTATCTGTATCTCAGTACTGGTAACACGTTCAGCATCCCTTTGTATGCTCTTTGTCATAAGGAAAGCATCTTCTAATCTTTTCTCTATTGTTTGTTTTGCCTGGAAAGCTACAGCAAAATCATTACCTTTATTTGTTTGCAAGGTAGTTACATCAGTAGATAGACCTTCTCTTACTGCACCATTAGGTGCATGACTTACAGCTTTAGCAGAAGTTACACCATTTGGATTTATAAAATATACTGTACGTGCAGATGCAGCAGCACCTTCTATTATTGCTTGCATCAATGCTTCTAAGCTAATTAGATCTCCTTTATATTCATTTACATATGAAGTACCATAATTAGTATCAGTTTGAGTCCAACGTAAAACAATAAAAGGTGATACATCAACAGGAGAGATACCATCAGTACCAGGTATTTTTTCACCCCTGCACTCTTGAAACCATACATGATTATTACCTTGACGTTCTACTTTTGTATATATATCTATTTCTGCATCTTCCATTGAATCTGCGTCATAGTTTTCTTTTTGTTTTATTTGTTCAAAAAATTCTGGATCTAATGCTTTTGTAGATACAGACTCTTTTGTAATTATTGTCAATACATTACCTACCTCATCCCTTTGTACGACATAACGATCTAAATAATATACTTTTAATCCATCTTCAGTTATGTATAACAACACATTACCTACAACAATTAAATGCTTTAGTGCTTCAAACATAGCTACTCTATCGTTGCTAGTTTCTATATCTGCCATTGTTGCATTTTCCATACCACGTAAACCTTTATCTATCTCAGCCATTATTTCAGACTGTCCACTTTTTTGTAGTTCTAATTCATCAATTATTAATTTAAAAAATGGTGTGTTAGGTGGTATTAAAGCCATCAACATTTTTGCTGCAAGGCTATTAGTACCAGCAGCACCTAACGATTGCATTGGAGTTTTTATTTTTTGTTTCTTAGCAGAATTATTATTAAATAAACTAGGTATTGTTAATTTTGCACAGTCATCACCATCACGTTCATATGATGACCTATCAACTGTCAGAATGTTATATAAACTTTCTGCTGTTTTTTGTGTTTCCATTTTAGTAATTTAGATTGCCACTAGATGTACCACTTGTAGCTAATGGTATTCGTAAGGAGCTAGTACCTAACCTTCTTCTTGTAGCTGCTGCACCTGTAGTTCTTGTACCTATAGTAGTGCCATCAGTTTTCTTTTTCTTTGTGCCAGGTTGAGTACTTGTTTGTTGTACACTTCTTCTTCTACCCGTAACAGGAGCATCCGCAGTTTGTTCTGGCATAGGAGGTGTAGGTCTTGGTTCTGGTAAAGGTGGTGGGGAAGGTGGTCTGCCGAAAATACACATTAAAATTGACCCTCTAATACTGGTTCACTAAGCATTGTTTCTTTTTGTCTTTCTTGATGTTTCTTTAAAAAATCTACAACTGATCTTTGACCAGCTTTGTACCATACTTCTCTATCAGTCCAACCTAAATCTGGTGGTCTGCTAGGGTAAATAGAATCTAAAGCATCTAGCAATTCATCAGTTAATACTGGTAAATTACTAGCAGACATAAAAAAAACTAAATAACTTTACTTTAATATAACGTGCAACCGCAAAATATCACACTCTTGGTTCTCAAAACGTAGGATTCCATAGCTTAACTTCTCCTGTAGTGTAGTCATAATCACCTTCTCTTAGTATTCTTACAAGTCGTGCATTTAATATAGCATCAGAAATACCATTACCTTTTTTTTCATAAGTTTTTACAACTTGATTCCACATAGATTCTAAGTCTTTACTACTGTCTAATAATTTATTAGCTGATACCATACCTAAACCTTTTATACCCGGTACACCATCTGTAGCGTCACCTGCTATTGTCATAGCCATAAAATTTCTATCCGCTTGTGATTTTGTTATTAGTTCTAATGTGTCACCTGCTAATAGTAGTCCTGGTATAGTTCTCATGTCTTTATCTACAGAGACTATAACTGGCTCATCATATCTACCATTTGTACTGAGCAAGCCTAATACGTCATCACCTTCTAAATTAGGATAACTAATAGATTTATATGTATCTTTTACTTCTTCAATAACATTATGCAAACCTAACGGATGTCTTTTATCTATTCTGTTTAATTTGTATTCTGTAAATATTTCATGTCTAAAAGTAGGGTAACTTGTGAAACACATAATAAGATCATCACTACCTTTATAACCTTCTGTCTGTAAGACGTTTAAATAATATTTTATTTTAAAATCTATCATGCTCATTGCTTCACGTTCATCCATTATTAGTTGATGGTTATATCTGTCATATCTAATATCATGTTGAGCAGCACAGCAACAAGAATAGATTAAGTAATCTGCGTCAATAAGTAATGTCATTAGAAAAAATTTGGTAGTGCTCTTAGTCGAGAAGTTTCAGAGTCGTACAACAACTTATCTACTTCTCCTGTCATTCCTGTATGCCTGGATTTTAATATCTTCATTTGTAGTTGTGACCTTTCATCAGCAGAGTTAGATAACTGATTTCTTACTAGAGATATACATAAATCACTCATCTGTACTAATCCATGAGATCCACGAAAATCTCTTAAACTTACCTCCGCACCTTCTTCATGTCCTTTACCATCAGGTCTGCGTAAGTGAGTTACTACAAGTAAACAGATATTAGTTTCTTCTATAAGACTACGTAGTTTTGTAGATAATATATCTAAACTTTTTCTCTCGTCATTATTTTCTATGCCAGAAACAACTATAGATATATGGTCAAGTATCACTACATCTACACCATCAGTAGTAGCTAGGTTTCTTATCTGCGATAGTAATATATCTGGTTCTATACTGCCAAAATGATTATATAAATAAAGACTACGTGTACCTGTTAATTTATCAAATGCAGCTTTTACAGCAGTCTTATCTATAGCGTCCTGTTTTAGATGTAGAGGTGTGTTTAAATCAATAGAAACCAATCTCATTAGTGACCTTTGTACTGACTCTTCTAAGGCTATATAACCTACTTTTAGACCACTCTTGAGAAAGTGACTAGCAAACTCTCCGCATAATGTAGATTTACCTGCACCACTACCTGCTGCTATAGCAACCATTTGTGTAGGAAATAAACCACCAGTAAATTTATTTAATTCTGGATATGGATAATCACATATAGGCTTACTTGTTTCTTTACTAAATAAATCCCAAGCATCAGCAGCATTTATAATATGATCTGTCCTACAAGGTTGTGCTTTCCATAAAATATCTTTTAGTTCCTCTCCACGTTTTGCTACTAATAAATCATTAACGTCATTTATATCATCAGGTAATCTTGCTATTGCAGCTTTACCTTTAGGTAATACTTTTAGTGCTTTATCTGCACCAACTTCACCAGCATTATCATTATCAAAACAAATAACAGACCTACAAAATTTATTTATAAAATCATATTCTTTAGATAAATATTTAGCTGCTGACTGTACACCAGAAGGAACTGATACACAAGGAAAGCGGTGATTAAAAATTTGACTAGCTGCCATGCAATCAATCTCGCCTTCAAAAATTGATAAGAACATATCTCCTGTATTTTGTATTCTGCAATTTATCTGACCATATAACTGCACCTGACTTATATCACCTATCCATATAAATTTTTTGTTAGCAAACCTTATATGTTGAGCTATATCTACACCTTGACTATTTTGATATGTTGCTACCTGGCATTGCTGACCTTTGTATTCACTAACACCATATTTAAATAGTTCGCAAGTTTCTTTAGTAATTCCACGTTTAGGTAAGTCGGTGTATGTAACAGGTAATAGTTTCACTTCTTTTTTAAATACTGGTTGTTGTATAGGTTTTGGAATAAATTTTTTTTGTGGTTTTTTATCTGGGTAATAACTGTAGTCACAGTCAACAGAGAAACAATAAGCATGACCATCATCAAACCAAGCTAAGTTATCTTTTGATTTACATTGCGGACACTCAGTTTTTTTTACATACTTGCTTTGCATTTTGCCAATCTTTGATAAGTCGTTCTAATTCAGAAATGCGTTTCATAGCATATTTAATTTTATCTTTAGTTTGCATACCAATCGTCAGGAATAAATTTATCGCAATATTTAAACCCATGTCTCGTACACCATTTGGCATACGAGATAGAGTTTTTAGCTTTAGATAATTTAGTTTTACTGTTTTGAAAACAGAATCTAATATCTAGTTCGGGTCTAGCCTTCTTGATGATAAGATGCTTTCTTCTGTCCTCTTTTGAAAAGTACCCTTTTGTTTCAACAATAAAATTGTCGAGGATAAAATCAGGCTTGTAGCAGCAAGTAATTTCATAATCTATTTCAAGAGATTCATAGGTA